CATCTGCTTCTGCATCATCGCAAGCTACATAAGCTTCACGGCAGAACTCGTACAACTCATTGATACGCTCCTTCATAGCAGGATCAATACTGCTGTTACGATGAGCCTTGTACTCTACGTCAATAGCGAACCTGAAGTTGCCATGACCTTTAACGAACACATACGCATTTACTGCATTGGTATCTCGGATAATGTCGTTGACAAAGGTTTCCATTGAGTGGATTGCCAGAGTCTTAGACTTAGGTTTCCAGCAGATGCGGTAGAGTAAGCTATCAGCATCAATGATAAGGTCGTCTGGACCCAAGTATTCTTCAGACATTGTTTTCCTTTAGTTGCATATCGTCTTTAGCTCTCAAGATCATCCTAAGCTTATTTAGACGATTATGAATCGCCTCTGCCATTCCTTCTCGGCTATTCGTCGGAATAAGCTCTACTGCTAGTAGCATTAGCATTTCGTTATACACTTTATCAGCATGAACCAGAGCTTCGGAATGGTTATGGAAGACTGATCCGTCTTCTGTGATATATACTTCTGTTTTAATCATTAATGTACCTCTGCATATGTTTTACCCGACTTAGCATCACCACTCATGCACATAACACCAAACCATTTAGGTGCTTCTGTGAAGGCTTCTACACTAATTTCTTTTGCTCTATCAACGTACTCATCGGGAGTACAGACAGCAAACTCATCGTGGTAGTGTAGCGGGAAGTAATGTGGGATGCCTTCTTTTTGGAGCTTCTTACTAGCATACACAGCAGCAGCTTTACAGGTGATACCTTCTAGTGTTTGGAGGATGTAGTTTAGGGCTTTGTGAGGGCTTTCTGTGTAGATGATCCTACCGTCGATACCTTTAATGAATGCCTTGTTAGCACCGAAGGCACTAGCAGTTCTAGTGTACAGATCAGTGAGCATGTCAACAAGCTTCTTCAACCCCGGAATGGAGTCTGCAAACTTTTCTTTAGCAGCATTACCTACCTTAGCATTGCTGCTACCTGTTAGGATGTTACCAAGCTTTGGTCCCATGGCTCCGAAGAGAAATGCGTACAAAAAAGGCTTTGCTAGTTTACGATTAGGTTTGTTGTCAGTGAACTCTTGAAGGGTCACAGCATTACGGGTGTGTACATCACCGTCAATAACTTCTTTGGTGAATTCATCGTTACCAATGTAGTGGCAGAGACCCCGCATCTGATTACCGGAACTATCAGCACCGACAATAGACCAGCCTTCTTCACAGATCAGCAGAGACCTCATCTCTTTACCGTACTTAGCATCTACACCGGGTAGGTTAGCTACCACTTCATGACGGCATCGGAAGGTAGGCGTACCAACAGTCCACATACGACCATGCAGACGGCCATCACGGGTTGCTTCTTGGATCCAGCCTGCTAGGATACCACGGCGGTTCTTTAGTACGTTGTACTCTGATAGCTCAATACCAACTTCACCCAGCTTCTCTAGACTGGTTTCAGTTAGCTTTGGAGACTTCTTAACGAACTTACCGTTGATCTTTTCAAAGTTCCATTCATCAGGTTCCCAGCCAATTTGGTACAGATATGCCTTGATTACTTTGTCTGAGGAGATTTTACCCTGCTCAAACTCGATACGGCAGAAAGGACCTTGGATTGGTGGCTCTTCGTCACGGCCACTCTCTTGTGAGTAACCAAAGTGTTTGACAGTAGCCACTGTGTAGCAGCCATCTTTGCGCCATGCTGGTTCTTTGTATTCATCCTTAGAGTCTGTTGCGATACAGATCATACCGATGAGGGGCTCAAGGTAGTCTTCGATCTGTTGCATCCTAGTTTCCATCTTTGCTAGGAGTGCTTGGGCTTCAGGCATATTGAACAGCCAGCCTTTACGACGGATTTCACCCTCCATGACAGCGAATTGGGACTCTACCCAGAGACCTTTGAGGATCAATGGGTTCTTTTCTGCGATCTTCTTGGCCTCCTCAACCAGTATCTCGTAGACCTTGGCATTCAGAAGGACATCATTGATACAGTAGTCAACCATCTTTTGGCTGTACTTATCGAACTCACTGAATTCTTGTTTAGGGAATCCAAGCTTTTCACCCCAACCACCAAGACCTTGCTTATGGTCTCGTTTCTGGTCTAGCACCATAGACATAATCCAAGTGTCATGGATCACTGCGCTAGGATGAGGCTCCCAATCAAGGAGTTCTTTGAGAACCATCAGATCATAACCACCAATGTTATGACCTACAATGATCTGCTTGGGTTTTGCTAGGATGTCTAGGCCCGTGATCAGTGGTGGGTAGTCACTGGAGTAGTCAGAGTATACTGTTGTTTCTTTGGTATCAGTATCGTGTATAACCAGACACCAGATTTTGTTTACTTCTGGCCATAGGTTATTAGCCTCAATGTCAAAAATCTTGGCCATATTCTCGCAATGCTTTTCCGTATTTAGTCATGTATAGATTCTCAAGCATATAAGCTTGCATCTCTGTTGGGTCGAAGTAATATGCTTCGTCATCATCCATCTTATCGAATGGAATCTTAGCTTTGAATCCTTTATTGTTGGTTAGGAACTGGCAGACATGAACCATTTCATGAACCAGCACAGTTACAGCAAACTGGACAGTGAAAGGGTTATTATCGTAGTTCATTAACCACGGGTCTTGGATTTGAACATGGATGGTTCCATTGTCGGCCATTGTGGTCATGCCTTTCCATGATCCATTGTGGCCATCGAATCCACAGAACACAATCCGCTCATGCTCACCTGTGATATTAGTCTTGAACCTTTTACAGTAGTCTTCGAGGATGTTATGCATTAGTTCTGTGACTAGTATATCAATGTCTAGCACAAAGGCACAAGAGATTGGTGGAACTACTTTAGTCATGGTACTCTACATTCTTGTAGCCAGTATTCTTAAGGGCTTTCGCCATATCACCAATCATTTCGGCTGCATTCTGAAGTTGTTCTTTCAGGGTAGACACTTGACCGATGAGCGTATGGGTGTAGCCACCAACAAGGATCATACAGGCTACGATAATCCAATCATTCATAGTCATACATAGTTCCTTTGAGTTGTTCTTGAGTGAAGAGCTTGGCGTGTGGTAGCACAAGGGGCTCGTACAGTTGCTTTACTTCGATACCAGTGCCTTTGAGGAACTCTAGTGCGGTGTCACCATGCTTGTACTTTTCAAGGTAGACCACTCGCAGGATACCTGCTTGGTAGATAGCTTTAGCACAGTCCATACAGGGGCTTAGTGTGCAGTACAACCAAGCACCTTCTGTACTGGTTTCTTTATTGAGCTTTGCCATAGCGTTCGTCTCTGCGTGTAGCACACAAGGCAGGGTGATACCCTCGCTATCAATTGTGGCGTTGCTACTGCCTGGGACTGTTCCGTTATATGAAAAGGCCATTACACCTTTCTTGCTGACAGCTACTGCACCTACTTTGCGGTCAGGAGCATAGCTTAGTTGGCCTACTTCTAGGGCGAAGTCCATGTAGAACCTGTCCCATGATTGTTGTGATTTCATTTGATAGTATCCGTTTGTGGGTATTCTTCGATCCAGTCGTAGTGCTTCTGTTCTTTACCGTAGTACTCCGAGCGGCTATTATCCAGGCCATACTCACGTCTAACAATAGTGATCATAGCCATAAGCTGATCGATCTCTTTTTCTAGTTGCTCTTTATTGGTCTCTTTACTGTATGGGTTCTCATTATGAAGACCAAACCTAAAGATCTTGCTCATGGCTTGGATTACTTCAGCACATTCTTCTTGAAGGCATTCTCCGTGGATTTTATACATAGTTTGTTACATCCAGTTTGATTGATTCTTCTACAATTTTCTTGGCTTCTTCAAGGTTTTCCACGAAGAATACAGAGTGCAGATCCCAGAATATGAAGCTTCTTTTGTATAGATTTACTTGGAGGGTGTAGGTCCCTGAGTGTTTAGCAGTCCATTTATACTTAGACATTCACAGTTTCCACACAGTTGATTTCGTAATCGATATGGATATATCTATCTTTGAAGTAATCCATCATTTCTTCTAGACGATTTTCCACAAGCGCGCTCGCAGCAGTATTACTAGGGGCATCGTCAAGTCGGAACACTACTGTTACAAAGGTAATTGGTACTGTCATAATTTATCCTTGGTATCCGTCGTCATCGTCATTGTCAGAGAAGTAGTAGATCACGTAGATTACAGCAAGTACCGCTGCAGCGATCATAAAGTTATATTTACCGTGAAGGATAATATCAGCCATGTTTGCGTACCCGGTGCTACTATGGTAAAGGAGTTCAGTCATTAGCTTCTTAGGTTTGAAGAAAGGTTATAGTACATACCCGAAGTATGCGCCTTGAGTTGGAGGATCAGAATGGTTTCTAGGTGGATCATCTCCTCATGGGATCCATATGCTAGGATTGTTCTATAGAAGTCTTCAGGGCGATCTTTGTAACGCTCCAGGAACAGTTGCCCTGAGCCAATATACCCATCGTCGTCTTTACCTTTGTGTACACCGATATACTTCATTTGAGTGAAGGTATCCAGCCACATATATACAAAGGCATCACGGCATTCAGGGTTGTCTTTAGGGACCAGCTGAACAACGGTGTTATTAGCGAAGTCATCCCAGATACTCCACTTATAGGCAATCATGTAGTTGCCTTTACCGGAAGGCCACAGTACAATGAAGCCGGGTGATCCTTCGTTGGCACACAGGTACTCATAGACTTGTTTGTTGTACAAGCCTGAGAAGATCTTTCCTTGGATG